ACCATCTTTGAATAGTCTGGTTTAGCTTCTGATCGAATTTTCGTAGTTCTGGAATAGCCGTGTTAGTAACTAGTGATTTGAACCCAACTATGATACTGTTCTCGGATACCGATGATGCGGCAGGAGATAACGCCCAAGGTACGCCAAGTATGGTGAATATGTTTTTCCAGCTTGCGTCTTCGGCCTGTATAAGTTCCATTTCTGCCAGGGTATCGCCAAAGTTCTGAACGTTAACAAATCCGTTAGTCCAATATTGTTTTCGGTTGTTTTCTGATCCTACAAATGTTCGCTCGTGCTTATCTCTAACCGCCTCCATTTGTGGAGCAGTCATTTTCTCTGTGACCTCTCCAGTAGCGTCTACATGAACATCGGAACTAAACAAAGTGCCTCTACCTCCGTTAACAAATGAAGCAAGTTGGGCTATGTTATTTTGCTTACTTAGGTTTATGTCCAATGCCCCTATTTCATCCATACCTAACCCTCTTAAGCTAGATATATTCGGGTGCCAATGTTTAAGATGAAGCATATTCTCTTTCTCAATCCTAATTTGAGTGCCGTTCCATGCTGTGTAAATGTAGTGAGATATATTGTCGTAATTATCGGTAGATTGGATTGGCTCTACTCTTGATCTTGATAGTGAATGTGCGTATTGAGGCTTATTGTTTCGACTTAATATCCCTATTGGTTCAAAGTATAAATACCCATCACCTAAAGTATACTGATGCCAAAAATCTTGCATCATTTCAATCCCTGACTGATAAGTATTAGGGCTATCGAATAATCTGTTTAAATCATGGTTTTCTACTTCCTCTAAATTTAACGCTTTTACAGCCCTTCTATCTTCATTGCTGATAGATTTACTATAAAACTTTTCTAAAGCCCTCTTTGATGCCTTAGATTTATTTTTAGAGAACATTATAGGTGCCTCAGTAAGTTTATTTACTAATATGTTAGAACCTGCGTAAAATATCTTGTTATAGTACGCCTCTGTGCCTGAAACTGAAAGGTTAAACTTTTTGCCGAAGATTAACGGCAATGACGCTCCTATATTCGGATAAGCCTTATTGATTGATTCAACTGATTTGCCGAACATAATGCTCAGTCCTTTTTTCCATTGCATAGTGTAAAAGTAATATTTTAATTACATTGTTGCAATATAATCAATTCATAACTGTTCTTTCGGGTTTCTTTGATTTGATTATCGGATACACAGCATAACGCATAGCATCTAGTAAGTGATTGAACGCATCTATCGGTGTACCTGATCGTTTATCTGACCAAACATAATTATTGATCTCCTTAATTAAGTTACGGCTAGATGGTGATACAATCAACTTATAGTCTTGAATAGCGCTTATTCCAGCTGTGATTGACCCTGGCCCTTTAATACATGGTTTAATGTTTAACCCTAATGCCTTTATTTCTGAAATCAATCTAGGCTCGGCACTATCAGCGATAATCTCTTTATCTATTCCAGATTCACGCATATAGGCTAAATAAATATCATTTGTTGACATGCCGGTTTTATAAACGCATTCATGGAGGTAGATAATCATTTTCTTCTTATCAACTGCACACTTTACTAATGTTGTCTCATCAAATGAGAACCCAAAGTCACCACCAAAGTTAAATGATAAGTTATGATCGAAATCACCTATAGCCCAATTGTTATAAATTACTCCCTCGGCAGCATTTAACCAGCCTCCAAGTATTACATGCTCATATTTTAATGGATTAGTTTCTTTGATCTTATTTACTTGATCTAAAAAAGACTCGTCAAGGTGTTTAACGTTATCTAGATAGGTTGTATGGATGTAATTAACACCATTCATTTCACCATTAAAGCCAGGGTTTACAGATGCATCTTCGAAGAAACGCTTATAGATCCAGTGAATTTTCGAGCATGGGTTAAGTATTAATAGAACCCGATTTTTTACGCCTTTAGTTCTTATTGATAGGTTTATCTTATCGAAAACAGCTTCATCTACCATTTCCTCGGCTTCCTCAATTATCCATGTACTAATACCAGATAAAGACTTTAATTGCGCTGTATTAGATCCAGATGAGGACTGTAAGCCTTTGAATATTATTTCACTTCCAGAATCATTGTTTACTATTTCAGTCTTATTGATGCTAAACTTATCATAAGCATCCATTAATTCCAACTTTTCAACGAACTCGGGAATTATTGATAAGTGAGCAGAAGTCATTGTCTGCCTAGTATACAAAATACGTTGTCTCTGCTCGAATGATAACAAGCAAAGGAATGTAGATACACCAAAGCTCTTACTCGATCCCCTCCCGCCCGTGATTACACTTATACGGCAATCAGTAGTAAATAAAGATTTGTATTTAGGATTTAACGTTATCAACTATTCGTCGAATTTAAGAATGTCTTTTATATTGAAAGATTCTCCTTTAGTAGTGTGGTCAATTTCTTGACGTTCAACATAACCACGCTTACGTCCTTTAGTCTTAAGGAAAAATATAATAGCGGTATCGCTTGGGGGCAAATCATATACAGAATCTTTACCCATAACAGAAACTCCTCTAATCTTCTCCATTAGCTTAGACTCAACAAAATCAATAGCTACATCTTGAATTTCTTCTACTGCTGCTTTGAATACCGAATCTTCATTTAACCAATTATAATAAGTAGACCTAGCCAAACCTATTGACGCACAAGCACTTGACACAATTCCATTGTGCATTTCCAATGCTTCTAGTATTTGTTCTTTTATATTGTCCATTATGTCCAAATATACTAATTTATCCCTTCAATTCATTAATAGCTTTAATTAGCAAATACGGGGCCTAGATACATTATGACTTTAACAACTCCATTGTATTTAGGGTTATTATCAAATTCGAATGAATTACCTCTTAAACACCATTTCTTACTTAGCTTATTGGTATCTGATTTATAATTCTTCTTAGTAGCCATAAATTGAGTTGTGACTCTTTTAGAGCATATTTTGTTTATTGATAATACTTTTTTACCGTCGAATAGTCTCATCTCAATTGTTTTTAAGTTCCGTTATAGCTTTCTGCATTACTTCCGGCCTACCATATTGCTTAACGTACCAGACTAGGAATAGACTAATAACCATTAATCCTATGATGTTTATTGTGGCACTTCTTACACAAAGATAGTCCATTATTTATATCCGTCCTAAGCTCTTTAAATTTAGCGAAAGGTTTAATGTGATGAGCTTGTAAATTACCTCCTGTACCACAATGCTGACACTTATAATTATCCCTAATGAATACAGCATTTCTCCATTCTTTGTATTTATCGCTTGCCCGCTCTTTATTATTAACAGACATTATGCCACCTTTCCAGTTAGCATTATTCTTCCCTGCTGCAATTCCTAATTCTTTATTTCTTTTGGAACTACATTTAATTGAACAACATTTTTTAGATGCTATCCACTTAAAAGCCTCACCACATACAATACATATCTTTTTTCTTTCTACACGCTTAATAAAACATATTTTACATTCTTTAGCTTTTATATCTTTTGGTGATCCACACTTACAAATCTTTTTTAGTGCAGTGTGCTTTTTTGATATTTCTTGTTTCTTTTTTAAAGCTAATTTAGCTTGAATAGGAAAATCTCTTTTTATTGATTGAATTAACTTAGTTCTGCAAATCTGGCTACATGTTTTAACAGGCTTATAATGCTTAGTTGTGAACTTACATTTACAGATAACACATTCAAAAGATTTTCCTCCATTCTTCCAATTAGGATTATCAACACCTTTATACATAATTTCTATTTCTTTAATTCATCTATGGCCTGTTGCATAATTTTAGGTCTACCAAAGTTAGATACATACCATATCAAGAAATCTTCAAAGGTTTTCCATATCACATAAGTACCTCCATTAGACTCTACGTCATTTTGATATTTTTTCTGATCTGCAGATTGCCTGTCTTTACCAAATTTAATCTCTCCAGTAATGTATTTAGAATTTATAAGTAACTTTAAGTCACTACTGCCCTTTCTACTTGTTGATGTAACAAATTTCTCCTTTGAAACAGTTAGCCTACCCTCTGGAGTATCCTTATATTTCGCTTGCATTAACCTCCCCTGGGTTTTTGTCCTTTCACATAGAAAACCAACTATACGTGCAAACCGTTCAATAGCTTTCTCAATATCATTAGCGTTCTTTTCGGTGTACTTAGTTCCGACTATGTAGTTAGCTGGTATGGAAGGCGAATCTATTCGACGTTGGATAGCGTCCATAGTTGTGAGGACGTTTAGTGCTGTGAGTGGTTTTTTATTAGCCATTATCTTGAGTATTCAGCGTTTTGAGGTCTATAAGTTCTGTACACATTTTCAATAGGCTTTTTTAAGTCTACTGATCCATCTGTTAAGCATCTGAAATTTGATTCAACCATATCAATACAAGTACTTTCATCTATACCCATAGCATTACAATATCCGGCAAGTTTAACAAGGAAACAGTGCTTTGCTCCATCGCAGAATATTTCTTTCTCCTGAGTCTTTTTAATAGCTCTTTTAAACAAACCTTCTGTATTTAGTTCGTAAACTCTTTCAGATGGTTGCCTTACAATATCTTCTTGAACGTGTACATAAGTGAATAGTTCTGCATTATGGTTAATGTATGCGCTATCATCATAAGAGTAACCACGTAAAGATGCTACGTTTGAAGGGGCGGTATCACACTTTATGCCATGGTATTTTAAAATATCAATAAATGCCTTTAGATGCAACTTATGTTTATCTGGATATGCGATAGGTATTAAGCCCCAAAAACCGTACCCTGAGCAACTATATCCAACGTAAGCGATATAAGGTAGCTTAGATATTTCTGCGCCTATCTGCTCAAAGTTTTCTATATGCTCATTTCCTTTAAAGTCAATATCGAACTGGACTAACCCTGAGTGTTTTATAATACTTTTTTCATTCCTGTATGAGAATGTTCCAGATGGGGTGATGCATGGTAATTTTGCTTTTGCTTCATCCCTATCTTTTTTATCTTCCATCATACGGATTCGATCTACTTCTGTCTTATGCTTTCTTGCTTCAATAAACTTCATAAGATTTATTGTAACTGGAGTAGTGTCATTGTAATTTCTATAGTAGCTTACTTCTGTGTCTAATACTGATTTCATATGTCATCGTTTTAATCACTTTAATATTTGGTACTTTAACGGCCTATTATACATATAGGCCATTAAAGTGATTAAAGTGGTGGTTATTTAAAGTACTTTAAAGTGGTTTAAAGTATCTGTAATCTTATTTAAATGCCTATTTATTTTCAAAGCATCACTTTAATTAGGTAGTTAAAGTGATGGCCTTTTTTTGACCCCTATTAAAGTAGCTAATTTGGCTAAAAAGGGGCTTTTTCATTTTCGGTATTTACCGCTAATCTATACAGTTGATACCTTGAAACTACATCGCTTTTCTCTACCAATCTTCTGTTTAGATAGTAAGTAATAAACTCTACAGCTTTGTTATCACCAAATCTATAACTCATTCTCATAAAATGATCTTTCACCTGGTTCTGCAATGCTTTATATGTGATCTCTTTTTCGAGTTTAAACACGTTTTCTAGCGCTGAAATATGTAAAGATGGATCTAAGTCAGCCGGACGTAATACCTTTCTCTGTTGTTCTGGTTCTATAGAATCTATTTCGACAATATAAGGCGTACCAAAATCATCTATTTTAAATCCAAACGGCAAGAACTCACGACTTCTACAGTACTCTGGCTTAACTACCATTTGATCCTTTATTTCATCGTCTTTACCTATAGATATTACCGTTTCAGACTTATTGGTTAACTCAGTGCCTAAATGACCTCTGGCGTTGTTATCTCCTTTGTTGGTGTGAAGTACCATAGCGATATGAATATTCTTTTCCTCGCTCCATTTCATGCACTTAGAAGTAATCATACTGGACTGTTCCTCATCATTTATGGAAGTGATAAGATCCCGAATACCATCAATTACAACAAAGCCTAACCCTTCAATGTTATCCATTGCGTACTCAATCAATTCTAACCTTTCTTGAGGCGAATACTTACGAAGTCCGAAACATATTAGGTTAAAAGGTTCTTGTCGTTCTGATAGTCTGCATATACGTTTAACCACTCGCTGCACATGGTATCTACTTTGCTCGGTATCAAATAGTACAACTGTTTTCTGGTTATCCGGCAATGATATTTTAAACTTATTCATTAACCAATCACCTGTTTCAGCAGCAGCTAAGGCCATGGATAAAGCAAATGTTTTACCTTGCTTGGCTTTACCTATCCAAAGGGATATATTGCCCAGTGTACCGATTTCGCTTGACACATCACCATCCATTATCTCAAAACATATAGGAGGTGTTTCTATAAACTCTGTGGCAGTTACTTGCGCTGCCATTAGTTTCTCCCGTAAGCTGTCTAATTTGACAACGTTATTAGGAACATCTAAAGTTATTTCCATAACTACTAGACTTGGTTGTTCAGATGTTTATTGATTTGCTCGATTTGTGATGGTTTTAAAGAAGTAGCACTTTGAACTGCCCACTGTAACCAGCTAACATGATCTTTTGTTACAAAATCCTTTAAAGCAGTTCCTTTAAACTTGCCAAAATAGATAACTAATTCTTTGTTTTCTTTTGGCATATGTTTAATATACCTGTCGCATGTGTTACAAAATGCTGTTGAATGGACTCCTTCTTTAACGTAGTAATCGTTAATAGATCCGCAGTTGGTACAAGTTATGTCTTGCATAGAAATAATAAAAGCCTGTCGAGTAGAGATCGAACAGGCTGGATAAGGTGTGAACCCAACAATTAAAGGTCTCTACTACTTTAACTGTTTAAATGATAGTTGCAAGGTAGTGTTAGTTTATGATTTATCCAAAAAAAAGCCCCAAATTAATGGGGTTTAACAGGCAATTCTTCACCAGTTAAAGCGTAATATAGGTTTTGTAACTGATGGACTGACTTAATCTCACACATAAGGTTTTCATATGAATAAAAGAAAAATTTTGAACTATCATTAGTAGTATGTAAACAAAAATCTCCAATAAAATAAACCTCAGAACAATTACTCTCCTGCGGATCGCTTGTGTATTTTTGTTTAAATCCTAATCTAGCCAACCATTCCCTATCCAAAGGAATTGGTTCTGGCCACCATCCCCTACAAAAAATTTCATCTTCAGGGTCTTTATCGTAAATTTCTTGTGTTGTTAAAAAATAAATATCTACTACTTCAAAAGTCTCGTGCTCTTCATGTAGCCATTGATATAAATTGCCTAGTCTAAGTTCTGTTGCTTTCATATCCAAACTTACCCAATTATTATTTACCACTTTGTAACATTTATGTTATAGTTTTCTGCGTTATTTCTAATGCCGTATTTCTTGATTAAAGCAGTAAAAATATAAATAAAGAGGATAAAAATCCAGCTATTATTCCATATATAAAAGAAACATTAGGATTTGTATAACCATAATTAACAGTTCTAAGTTTAGGCGGTGTTGGTAAATCTTTTAAGTTCATGTTATATTTAAGTTTAATACCCCTCCCTATCAACGCCATAATCCTGAGCGTCATTTAGACCGATGCAGATTCCGATTGCAAATAAGATGAAGTAGGCTAGTATGCCGAGTGCTATAAGTTCCATTAGATTGAGTCTTTAATAAGTTGAATTGATTCCATCGCAGCAGTTATGCCATCACAAAATCCGGTTTCAGTATCTGGAGTTGTGTATTCATTTGTTTCCCTTAATGAAATATTGAATTTAGCTTCATCTAAAACTGCTTTTGCATATTTCTTCATTGATTCTATTATGAAGATTCTACCAGCTGTGAAATCTCCGGTAAAACTATTATAGTCATAACTGTATGTGTTCATTAACATTTCCTCTGGTGTTTTCATTTTTCTTCTTGTTTAAGTTCCTCACAAAATAACGTTAATTGTATTACAGTTTTTGTATCAATGCTGTTACTTGTCATTGCTGACCTCCTAGCTAATGATTCAGGTGATAAGCATAGTTTAATTAATCGTTCTCGTTGCTCCAATAGTGTTTCTTCACCCCAATCCAAGCCATCTTGCCATTTGTGGAATGATAGTTCGTTAGCGGTCATTAGAACAATGTAATTTGATTCTTGTATACTTCTAATCTCTTTTCGGCATGTTTTACTTGATCTAAACTAATTTCGCTCCCTATGTATTGCCTTTTATCAATTAAACAACCCTTTGCTGTTGTTCCTGTGCCCATAAACGGGTCGTAAACTATATCATTTTGTTTAGTATATAAATTTAATAATTTACGAACAAATTCAGTACTAAAAGTTGCTTTGTTTAGATCTGTTGATTCATCATTATTTTTAGCCGTAATGAAATTAAAGATGTTTTCATAAATCAGCTGGCCAGTTTCTCTAACTGAAGTAGATTTCTTATTACATTTAAAGGTTTCAGATTCAGTTTTACGACAAAAAATATAAATATATTCTACTATTCTAGTCAGTTTATTATGAGATACATTATTTGGAGTGGCACTTTTCTTTTTCCAAACTATAATATCAGCAAGCGTAAAATTTGAATACCTGATCAAATCAGCAATTACTAAACTCATTAGGATAGTGTTTTCTGTTCCATAACTCATATTATAAATTACGCAACCATCTTTTTCTAATATTTTGTCAAACCCTTTAAAAATGTCTAAAGTCCAATTGATATATTCCTCATTTGTTAAGTCATCTTTATACATATCATAACCTCTATCAGTTGAGTTAGGTCTTATAATATTGTAAGGTGGAGAAGTTAATACGCAATTAACTTTTATATCTCTTTTCATTGTGTCTAAACAACTTTCATTAAATATCTTATTCATATGCTCCTGTTATATTATTTCTTTTTTCATCGCTTGCCACTACTTCTGTAAATGACTTACTTTTATTTTTAAAACCTAAATGTTGTAGTATTTCTATTTTAGTTATTGTCAAATCTTCTTCTGCTCCTAAGAGTGAAATAAATCTTTTATCATGTGAATCAGACCATTTCAGTACATTAGAATAACCTTCGTATGAACAGCTAAATACAACTCCTTGCTGAGTGTATGATTTGCCTTTAATGTCAACAGCTTCAATATTACATAAGACTATCTCGCCATTCTTAATAGAATTTGAAGTTATTTTTTTAGCTTCTTTATCTATGTAAACTACTTGCTTATACATTGGGTTAGTAAATGAGAGATTAATAATCCAACGATCTTGGCGCTTGATCTTTAGATAATTACCCATCACATCTAAGATCGTATTCTCATTACTATGTCCTTCGCATCTGTATTTAGCTCCAGGTTTAAGCGTATCCAGTCCTACTGGCGTTCCTGTGTTTTGGTAAGGTGGGTACATTTATACTTTGCTTTGTTTAGTTATCAATTCTGTTGATTCTGACAGCATTTTACGTGTGTAATAATTACTTATATAGTAAGAAGCTTTTTGGTAGTCTATACCGCAAGATAAAGCAGCTAATTTAATACTATATCCGTTGTTACAGAACGCTTCTAATACATTTGCAGCCCTTTGTCTGTCTACTACAATAGGGCGCTTTAGAACGGCTCTTTTGCATTTAACTTTTTTTGGTTGCAAGTACTTGTAAACAGACCATACACTAATACCTAAATTTAAAGCTATTTCTTTAGCGGTTAATTCGGTGTATGCGGTATATATAAATTGTTTTTGGTCAATTGTTAGTCGTATTCCTAATGCCATATGCTTTTTTCTACAAGAGGCAGCACCATTGCCGCCCCTGTTCGCAGTAGATTTGATCGTTGCTATTCACCCTGCAACGGATAGGGGTTAAAACGTTACGGTTATGCTTGACTTGTTGTAAGTAGAAGAAACCTTTGTCACTTCAATACCGTCCGAATCAAATATCACATCTTTACTTTTAGTGGCTAGTTTAACCAACTCTTTTCGATCTTTTAATTTAGCTTCAAGTTTTGCTATTTCTGGATCTTCACTGTAATTTAGCTTCTCTGCGCCATTATTTTGTTTGAATGACACACCATTAGCCGAATCAGGTTCTGATAGGTTTAATCGGCTTCTAAATGCTTCATCTGCTGAATTAACTACTTCCTTTAACCTGACTATATTACTATATACTTTTAATGGATCTAATTCACCATCTTCAAATACAGCCGATACCAATTCTTTACCTGTTTGAATAGCATCCTTCTTAGTGAAAGTTGGTGCATACATCATGCTTATCTGTTCAGCATCTAATGTAATTAGGTTAGTGTTCATTATGCAGTAGGAATAGTTAGGTTTTCTTTGATTGCTTCAACCTCTTGCAATTGTTCTTCTGAGAAAGAGAATTTTTCTTGTGCTAAATCAATTACATTATATTCGCCAGCACTAAGACGTTCTAACAATTGACCGTACATCTTTTTAGTGATTAGGGGCAATACCTTTACTTCTTCGTGAGTAATATCGGTATAAGAACCATCACCATTATCTATAGCGTTAAATTCTTCCGGAGTATAAACAGCGCCTGAGAATACATCTGGAGTATACCACTTAAGCCCGTTTGAGATTGCTCTGGCAAAAAGCATATTTTTAGGATACTTACCCATGTTCTGAGTACCTGCTTTTATAGCTTCCTCTTTAGTGAAAGAGCTAATTCCTAATGATTTTTTGCCCTCGAAGAACTCAATTATACAAGCGTTCTCGTCTTGCTGTTTTACTTGGTAATCATATTTACCAGAACCTTTAATCTTAGAGGCCATAATTCCAGCGCCTATAGTTGGCTTACCTTGAATTATATGGATACCGCTCATTGCTTGAAAGGGTGCAATTCCAATTTCTTGACCAGCTTGTATTTTGACAAATGCTTTTGCCATATCTGCGGTATCTTTAAATAGTCCGCTTTTACTAAATGTTTCGGCCATTGTTACAATATCTTGTACGGCCATTCTTTGTACTGTTAATTCGTTATTCATAATATTATTTTTAAGTTCTATTTACGTTGCAATTTACCAATTGATTTCGAGTAGTTTTGTAACATGATCGCTACTCAATACCTGATGTATTCGATACTTCAATCAGCCCTAAGTAGTGGGCCAGTAAGATCATAGCGCAAACTATAAGCATTAGTAGCATGTACTGAACATAAGGCCACACTTTATAGTTATTAGACATCATATTTCCTCCTTTAAAGCCAATACGGCTGGTATATTACTAATTCTAAATCCATCGGTTAACATTTCCGAGCAAACTTCTGATGCTTGTTGAATGCCTTGGTTACGGTATATGATAAGCATATCCAATACGGCAGATACAGGATAACATTTTTCTTGATGATCGCCAAACATTTTAGGCTGTTGATCTTTGTATTTAGTGAGTAATTCGACTTTAGTTAACATCCTTCAACCTCCCCTAAAACAGATAAAACAATATTACGGCATTCTTGATAGGCAATTTCTTTAATGATGCAGGTTGTTATTTCTTCGCGATTGTAACTTTGCCCACGCACTAGCTCAGTATTAAACTGTAGCGTAGCTATTCGACTATAGATAGCGTTTAATAATTCGGTGTTAGTCATTATATTAGGGTTTAAAAGATGCATATCAAACTCATTTGGGTTACACTCAATCCATTTAACCCCATTCCAAACGGTAAACATTTGATCATAATCCCTAGATGTTCTGTACTCATATAATTGATTGTTACTTATTCCTTCAATAGACGCACCAGCCTTTAATATACAATACCATTTCATATCGCTTGCTCTCCTTCCATCGCATATACCGCCATAAAATAAGTCTTAGTAGCCGACTCAAAGTTATCATCTAACCATTTAAGTGAATTGCATTCGTGAGCTTCCATATCCTCTGGAACGTGCAGGTTATTAGCTTCGATCCATTTAAGGACTGTTGAGACTAGGAGGGATGCTACCACTTCCCCATCATGGTTAAGCCAGTCAATATCATGCTTAGGTAATAACAGCATGCACTGAGTCGCACTAAAGTCTATAGTATCGGGATTGATTGATTTGTGTTTTGTTGACATAATTTTTTGTTTAAGTATGATACAATAGTACGGAGTTGAAATGATACTACCAAATTTATTATTAAATTTATTTTATTTTTAATATTCGATTTAAATACATACATTTGAATTATGGAAACAATATATACAGATCAGCAAAAGAATCGAAATAAAAGAAACGATTCAATATTAGAGGAATTTAACAAATCCTTTAAGGGAGGAAGCAAAACTCAATGGGCTAAAATACAAGCTAAGAAACTTAAAGTTAGTTTTTCAACTGTATATAACTTATTGCCTAAGAAATCAAGGGAGGATAAGTAATGAGACTATTTAAAAACATATTAATCGCATTAGGTATATTTCTATTTGGAATAGCATTACCTACACTCTTAATTCTATTTATTTTCGCACACTTATTTAATTCATAAATAAAATGAAACCCCTACTAATATCCATAACCCTACTAATCCCATTCGTGTGTATTGCGGTGTGGATGTATAATTATGTGAATGTATGAAAGCAGAAGAATTAAGAATTGGTGTTTATGTTAATCTAAAGGATAAAGGTATTTATATGATTGACAGTGGATACGATATAGAAAAGATTAGCGATTGGTACGGTACAGATTATTGTAGAGGAATACCTTTAACAGAAGAATGGTTATTGAAGTTTGTATTTGAAGATAATAGGCTACAGATAAAAAAATTAGATTACCTAGATATTGTATGGAGACACGATAAATTGTGGCTATCAATGGGGTGTGCTGTATCATGCCTTGATTGCAAATACGTACACCAACTCCAGAACCTCTACTATTCATTGACAGGCCAAGAATTAATATTAAAATAAGATGAAACTAAAATTTAAGAAATTACACAAAGATGCAGTTTTGCCAAGTCATTCTAAACACGGTGATGCTGGATTAGATTTGACTGCGGTAGATATAGAATTAAGCAATGGTCAAGAAACACATTACTACGGTTTAGCGGTGGAAATACCAGAAGGTAATGTTGGTTTACTTTTTCCTAGATCAAGTATCCGTAAATATGATGCTAGATTAACTAACTCAGTTGGAGTTATTGACTCATCGTATAGAGGGGAAATAATGGCTGTATTTGATTTGGATGAACTTAGTAATAAGTTAGGATATTGCACAAAAGATAGAACAGCACAACTAGTAATTTTGCCATTTGTAAGTTGTGTAACTGAATGGTCAGAAGAACTAAGTGAAACTGAAAGAGGTGAAAATGGATATGGTTCAACAGGTGCTTAAACCTAACCTCACATCTTATATCCACCGTATAAAATTACCGCCAAATACAACACTAACAATACATCACAAAACTTCATCCTCTTTCAATTCCTCTACAGTCCATTTATCTTTAAGCATATTAAATAGAGCCGTAACCAATCGGCCTATTATTGCTTTTATTAGTAAGCCGAGTATTCCCCTGGCTTCTGATTTAATTGTTTCTTTAATGTCGTCTTGTAACTCAAGTGCCCGTCTGCGTCTCATAACTGTTTCTTTATCTTTTTAGCTACGTCTACCGACTTATCTGTAGTTGTCGGAACAATCACCTTACTAGGCTCCACAAAGTTCTTAGAGAGGTACGTCAAGAACGAAATAATAGCAACGTTCAAAATTGACTTCCAACTGATCGTAAAATCACCAGCGTTCAATGACTGGATTAATACTGTAAACACAGGAGAAATAGCGGCTACGATTCCGCCTCTAAGTAAATCCCGTAAATTTAAAGTCCATTGGGTTGAGACTATTGCTTTTTGTTCCATGTTATTTATAATAATATCTTTTTCCTTTAAATAAAGACCCTTTCGATAAATTTTCCTTTGCCCACAACGGCTGTAAATTAGATAAAGACCATATTTTCGCTAAATCTTTATCTGACTTTAATTCAAAAGAAGATATAGGTTTTTTGTGGTCGATATGCCATTCTCCAAAATTATCAAAACTCATCCCCTCCTTAAAGTTAACAGATAAACGTTCTTTCAGTTTAATCACATCATACCCTAGTAGATCAAAGGTAGATTTTGATTTTTTAATTCTAGCTGATATTAATGAAATTATAGATATTCTTATTCTCTCTTTTATAATGAAGTTTGAATCTAACTTTTTTATAGAATATCTTTTTCTATCGCTTGCTCTAAATTTTTCATTATTATTTAACCTGTATATCTTAACCGTTTCTTTATTAGGTTTTATTGAAATCTTACAGGCTTTACAAACAGAATTTAAATACCCATTTTTTCTTCTATAAAATTTTGATATTTCCTTTTCTTCGCTACATTGGTTACATTTTTTCAAGCCATCATATGCAACATTCGATCTATTGATCTTTATGTTATTCCTTTTAAGAACTTTAGATATTATAAGTCTATCAACACCGAATTTTATCCCTATAGCCCTTATGCTCATTTTGGATTTATACAGAGAAATAACTTCTTTATCTTTATCTGTGGACAAATGAAATATACTTTTATAACCGCTTGGCATAAATTATTTAACTATGATGTCTTTTTGTTCCATTTTTCTATTTGTTCTTGTAAATATTTATCATACTCCGCTTTGTTCTTAAAACTCGACAGGTGCCGGATTGATTTCCAAAATGATTCGGGTAGATCCATTAGGCTAATTCGATATGCGGAAGATCCTGAAACGTTCGCCAACTACCGCCCCAAACAACCGCCACCCCTAAACATTTAGCTGTAGCCACAATATGAGCAGCGATAACCTTAAACTCATTGGTAGCGTTCCAATCCATTTTACCGTTAATATAGGGCACGAAATCTACGGCATGACCGTATCCTGATGCCTTAACTTGATGATTTGACTTGTTGGAGGTTCCATTTTTCTGGGTAACAATATTACCTAAAGGCTTCTTAGTTGATTTACCATCTGGATTAACTACAGTCCGGCCTAAAGCATATAACCGTTTCTGTTCCTCAGTAGAACGAACGCCATAAACAATTGAAAAATCTACTGGAGATTCTTTGATTGACTCTTTAATGACTTTTACTAAATCAGGGTGTACGCCCTCTAGTTTCGCTAACGATGATTTACCTAATGCTGGCATATGATTTTGTTTTAGTGCAAGTTAGGAAATATTTTTCTATCCAACATACTTATAGCTCTTATTCAATAGATGATAAATCAATCCTGTCAATGATACCCAAAGAATAGGAGTTATAACGATTATCTCTGTGGTTCTTGATAAAATCTCCTTACTGTATAGTAAACCTGAAAGCTGAGAAATAATAAACACCAAACATATCATAGATGGCACAGACCAAATCGCCAACCTATTTTGTCCAAGCCAACGATAAAACCAACAGATATACCAGAAGTCCCAAAATAAAAGTGTTCTGATTATGATTTTAAACCAATGGTACTTCATTTTAAGGCGACAAGTAAAATACATCAATATGCATGTAAGAACGACTAAAAGTATCATTGTAATTGCTGAGAACACTATTAATAGGAATTGCTCTATCATTGTTCTATCTCCTTATCTTTACCTTTATCATCTGATAGAAAGTATTTAGTTAGAAATTGTTTTGCTGAGAAACTGCTAACCTTTTCAAGAAATCCATTTAAAGTCTGGATAAGATAAACCGACATAAAGCTACAAAATATCAAATACGGCTGTAATCCCATCACAGTAAACAACCACACATTTTTCGTGCCTTGTTCCCATATATTCCAAGCTAACCATGCAATAAATATTGTAGCGAAACCATGAACTGTAATTATTTTTTTCGTTAACGGAATATCATTTGCGGCCATCATTACCATACGGAGACCGAAACCACAAACGATAGATACGGTACAGGCCAACATCTGAGCTAAGTCAGCATTATCAAAGCCCATGAAAAATGAAGCCATAATCAGTAATTCTACGCAGAATATATACATGCCTTTTATGATATATCCTACCATGCTACAAATTACCGTTTTTATCTGAAAACACCAAAGCATACAGTACTATAACAATGGTTATGCCATTAAGATAGTAGACTTGAAATGCTGGGAATGGAATCAAATTGTATTTATTTAAAATTATAATTGCCATTACAAGCGATACAAAACCATATGCAATCAGCCTGAATTGATTTTCTCGCTTGCTCTTATGGTTATAGTTACCCATCCATATTAAAGGCATTACAAATAATAACAACTCTAAATTATACCATACCCTTGAGTTGTATATACTTAATCCGATTTCTCGAATACAGTACAAATATGCATTATGACTTAACACCATGCATAAAGTTAAAAGGCCAGTAAAAACAGACCTACTATCCACCTCCTATATCTTCAATCCAGACCCAGCTACTACCTTGACAATCCCAGAATCCAGGCTTATTGCTTCCTTGTCTAAGAGGCTCCTGTCCACAGCCCCTAGATAAATTTTCTTCCTGTTTTGGTTCTTCTTGTTCTTCTGACATAGTAATATTATTTAGTTCGTTCTAAAGATAGGAAATATTTCTATTGTATCATTGACGTTACAAACTTTGTGATACCAAATACTTTTCTCACTTTTACAACAGAGCGTTAATTTAAGTAGATCGTAGCTACTATGGAGTTAGAGTTTCGATAAGGTTTACACGGTAGCTCAGTTGGTAGAGCGGGTTTAACAAAACTAGGTCGGGGATTCGAGTTCCTCCTGTGTAACAAAGTCCTTGTGACTAATGATATTCGTAATAATGCACGCAGCAATATTAAACAATGCGGATAGTCATGAAGTAAGGCTGACGACTCGGAAAGACGAGTAATTATTTAATAGATAAGATTAATGGAAAGGTTTTATAACAAAGTGTTAAAAACAGGTTATTGCTGGTATTGGATAGCCGGAGAAAGAGGTGATGGTTACGGTTCTTTTAATTATAATGGTAAAATGTCACTTTCTCATAGAGTTTCCTATATTCTAAATAAAGGTGAAATACCTGATGGTTTGTTTGTATGTCATTCATGCGACCATAGAAAATGTGTGAACCCTGACCATTTATTCTTGGGGACTCCAAAAGAAAATTACCATGACGCAGTTAATAAAGGTAGAATGTTTCATCGCCAAAAATTAGATAAAACAGTTAAAGTATTAAAAGCCACTTATTTTAAGGAAAAATCAAAATACAGAGTAAATACTAGTGGGGTAATTGGTGTGTCTTTCGACAAAACAAATAATAAATGGCAAGCTCGAATTGGTGTTAATGGGATCAAAAAAAGACTAGGTAATTTTAATACTAAAGAGCAAGCAATTGAAGCAAGATTAAAAGCTGTAGAGTTTTA